TTGTTAAAGCGTCGCCAGTTAGATTACCTACTAGCACATTATCTGTTGCTGAAAGAATTGCTCCACCAGCTGCATACCCTAAAGCTGTATTTCTATCACCGGTAGTTATAGCGTCTAAAGCCCCAATACCAACTCCAACATTGTGCTCAGCAGAAGATAAAGTTCCGGTTGTGCTATGCCCAATAAGTATACTACCTGTAAAGTTAGTACCTTCTATTTTAAAGTTTTCAAAATTTGTATTAACATGTCCAAATGCCGCTCTCAGAGTATCTCCTGTACCGTCATTAGCAGCTGAACCTATATTTATTGTTGTTATCGCCATTGTTTATTTTTTATGTAATTGTTTGATCTGTATTAAAAGCTATAGAATCTACTCTAACTTCAGCATTGTCTACTGTTATTAATCCTCCTAATGTTACATCAGGGTTAAATAAAGATTGTACGTGTTCTAGGCTTAGAGTTAGCTTTAATAAAGGCATATTAATAAAGTGCTATTACGTCAGTTGTAGTTGTACCTATTTTAAATACTCTATCTACTTGCACGGGTAGTAAAGTTCCCGCTGCTACGTTTTGAAATAATACAGCTCTGTATATTTCGTAAGTTTCATTTCCGTCAGGAAATTTATCAGAATTAGAGTTAGCAATATCTTTTAAGCTAAGTGTAGTGGCACTATCTATAGCACCCACAAAAGCAGCAAAGTCACCGTTGTCTGTTGTGTTTACAGCAATGTCTCTTAACTGAACACCACCTCCTGTGATATTGAAGTCAGCAGTCGAGTCTACTAGTTTATTAGCTGTATTTCCATCTGCTGTACCTTTTGCTACAGGATCGCTTTCTCCGGATAGTAGCACACATACATCACCTGCAGTACCTATATATAATGCAGCTCTATTAGAAGCATCAACATCTGTTAAGTCTCCTAAGTTTAAATGATTGCTCGTGAAATCTAAAGCAGCACTACCCTTAGTACTACCATCTTTTATAACTACAGCTCTATTAATAGTTTCAACACCATTTTTTTCTCTGTAATTAACATCGTTTTTATGGGAGTTCCCAATAATATCTCCGTATGCCATTTGTTTTTTGTTTATCTAGTTTTATCGTTATTTATTAGTTCAGTTGCTTTTTTCATTACCTTATCGGTGTAGCTTAAACCTTTCATAAAAGGATTATGTCTTTCACCTACCGGCAAGTCAGCCTCGCCTAATAATATTTTATATATTTTATTTATTAAAAGTTTACACTTAGTTGATACTTTATATATATTGTACTTTTGTGTTGTTTTATTTCTGTTCCTCCAAACAACAATCCATCCTTCTCGCACTAATCTTCTCCACCGGTCTTTATCCCAGGAATACGTATATATACCGTCTATATAATCTTGCCTGCTAAAAAGATCAATACAATCAAAATATATTAGCAATTCTAAATCAGCACTTGTTAAGTTATTTGTCTTACATGCCCATCTTCTTACTATTCGATAATACTTAAGCAAATTTAACTCTTTTAAATCTTTTGCTTCAAGTCTTCTCATAATACAATAACCACATCTTGCTGCTTGATAACTAAAAATATTTCATCATCTATCTCAACATTAAACCCAGCGTGTTTATCATAGTATATATTATCACCTGTTTTTACGCCTTTTATTAGTTCTCCTGCAGATATTATTTTACCTTTACGATATCTTATATCTTCTTTTAGTTTCTCGCTAAGTATTAACCCACCTTTTGTTTTAGTAGGCTTTTCTTTTGTTTCTTCTATTACTAAAAATANTCCTATTGCTTTCATATCTCNCTCATGTTACTGATTACACAATCGGTTGATAATATTGTTGTAGCTACGGATACTGCATTTTTTAATGCTGTTTTAGTTACTAGCACCGGATCAATAATACCGGCTTTAATCATATTTACATCTTTGCCATTTTTAACATCAATACCTCTGTTTTTAATTTGAGGATATACTTCTGCTAAACCTGCATTTTGTAATATTACTCTATAAGGAGCCTTAATAGCTTCTATAAATATTTTTTGACCTTCTGTTTTATCGCTTAACTTACTTGCTGCATTTAATAAAGCGATTCCGCCACCAGCTACGATACCTTCCTTTATTGCTGCTTTCGTAGCATGGATTGCGTCGTCCACTCTGTCTTTTTTCTCTTTCAGCTCGACGTCGGAATTAGCACCTACAGTTATGACCGCTACATTTCCTGATAAAACGCCTAAACGTTCTTGTAGTTTTTCAGTCTTTAAACTAGGTGTATCACTGTTAAGTTGATCTTCTATTACTTTAATTCTTTCTTTTGCTTCTTCAGGCATATTCGATACCTTAAGAACAGTTGACTTGTTGTCAGATACTGCTTTATCACACTCTCCTAACATGTCTGGTGTTATAAGATCTATATCATCTCCGTATTCTTCATTTATATGTGTAGCTCCTGTTACTGCTGCGATGTCATCTAAAAAATCTTTTTTCCAAAAATTAAATCCTGGAGGTGCAACTACATTTACTTTTATATTACCTTTGATCTTATTCATTACAACAGCACTCATAGGTTGTTTTTCTAATTCACCTATTATTAATAAAGCTCTATTGTTTGCAACAGCATACTCTAATACCGTTTGTATTTTCCTAATTGTAGATATGGGCGATGAAACAAGTAGTACTAAAGGATTTTCCAATGTTACATTTTGCTTGGCTACATCTGTTATTAAGTTTGGGTTTGCAAAACCTTGATTTATTTGAGATCCGGTTACAACGTCAACNGATGTTTCTTCTGATTTAGAATCAGTGTCCATAAGTACAACTCCATTCTTACCTACCTTTTTAAAAGCTTCCGCAATTATACCACCAAGTTCTGTATCATTGTTAGATGATATCGATGCTACTTGATCTATCATATCACCTTCAACCGGTATAGATATCTTATCTAGATACTTTACAGTTTTTTCGTATGAATCGTTAATATCATTTTTAACGTCTCTTAAAGACCCCTTAAAATCTTTAGCTTCACTTAAAATAGCATGTGCTAATACCGTTGCTGTAGTTGTTCCGTCTCCGGCTTCACTAACTGTTTTTCTAGCTGCTTCTTTTATAAGTGTAGCACCTATATTTTCTACTGGGTCAGATAGGTTAACAGAGTTAGCTACTGTTACACCATCTTTAGTTATCATAGGTCTTCCCATGAAATCCTCTAAGATTACACATTTACCACTGGCTCCTAATGTTGAGCTAACAGCTTGAGTTAACTTTGTAATACCTGAAAACACTTTATCTTGGGCATCGCTACCAAAGTTTAAGTGCTTCACAATTTGTTGTGAGTTTTGCATTGAATTTAATTTAATTTAATATATTTATTATTTTTTTTTATGCTTTCTTCTTATAGCTTCTTTACCTCTTTTGGCTATTGCTGCTTGCTGTGGTTTACCAGCGACCTTTGCTCTTTGTTCTAATACGGTTAATATCTGTATTTTTCTAGCAAAAGGCTTTTTAATTCTTTTTACCTTAGCAACTGTAGCTCTAGCGTCTGCGGGCGTTTTAAATTTTATACTTACTGTATCTTTAGGATTTTCGTCGGTATATAATCTTCTACTGCTACCTTTCGGTTTTTTTCCAGTACCTTTTTTAGGTTCTTTCTTTTTAGCAGGCATTTTATTTTTTATGAACTTTTTGTATTTTAAAGTCAGCCATTAAGCTAGCCCCTTTATGTTTTACAAATTTACCAGTATGCTTCATAAGTTTTGGAGATCCTTTACCAGCTGTCATCCAGTGGTAACCTTTTGGTGCTTTTACTTTCATTATTTTTTCTTTTTACGTTTTTTCAAAGCCTTAAAGTCAGCACCTGTTATCTTAGTTCTAGGTGGTGCAATTCTTGCAAGTCTTTTTTGTTTTGGTGAATATTTACTGAATGGCATAATTTATATATTAAGATGTTGCGAATGGTGTAGCTGGTGATCCAGTTACGTGTACGTTTCCTGAGACAATCCATTTGTCTGCAGCAATGTTTTGAACTCTAAATGTTGAACCTATAATACCGGTAGTTGTACCATTACAATTGATAGCACTAAAATTATCACCTGCTTGAGCGGCAAAAGAAGCGTTAGCATCTGACGTATCGGTATCTATAGTATGTAATTGTCCAAATAATTTTTCATTAGTTGTGTCGGTTAAAACTACTTTATGTGCGTTTGATGTAGCTGTAACTGCAATTGCAAAATCGTAGTATACACCTATTAAGTCACCGCCTCCTGAATCAGGTAATGTTAATACAGCACCATCGGCATCATTGAATACAAATAGTTTTCCAGATTCAGCTGCTGTTAAAGTATCCGTAGCTGTAACTAGATCTGTTGTTTGTCTTTGGGCTAATAAATAAGCTGCTGTTGTAGATGAGTTACCGATTACAGTAGTATTGGCTCCTAGTCCTACAGCGTCTTTACCAATTACTATTTCGTTATCAGTTCCTACTGCACTTTTTTCAGCATTGTATCCTATAATAATATTATTACTACCTGTAGTGTTAATGTTACCTGCCATCTGCCCTAAAAATACGTTTTTATGACCAGTAGTAGTACTAAAACCACTTTTGCGCCCTAAAGCTGTGTTTTCTGAAGCTCCTGAAGACCCTGATATTTGTGAATAAAGAGACTGAGCACCCACAGCAGTGTTAAACGATCCTAATACATTATTTCTTAAAGCTGCAGATCCTATAGCAGTATTGTTGTTTCCTGAAGTATTTGAAAATCCTGCTTCCAATCCTATAAACGTCTGGGCACTTCCGTTTGTATTTTTATTACCAGCATAAGCTCCTAAGGCAGTGTTACTACCTGTTATGTCGTTTTTTAAACTTTCATAACCTACGGCTACATTGAAGAAACCAATAACGTTAGATTTTAACGCATTACTTCCTATAGCCACGTGATACCCTCCAGTTGTTAAGGCTTCTCCTGCCCTGTTACCTACGAGAGCACTGCCGCTACCTGTAGTCATAACCGTTCCAGCTAAGTAACCAACAGCTACATTATCATCTCCTTCCGTTAATGCGTCAAGAGCTTCAACACCTAAGCCTGTATTACGCGAAGCTGTTCCAGTGGGCGCTGTTGCATGTCCGACTAAAAGAGAGTTATCTTGTAAAACAAAATTTACACCAGTACCTGATGTCCATTCTAATATATTACCAGAGCTTGGTACTTTTAATACCTGGCCCTCTGTACCTGTTGTTGTAGGAAGCTGAAAATAAGAGCTACCAGATGTATCTCCAATTTTTAAACTACCTTGTATATAAGCGTCTTTAAATGAGTAAGCCTGTGAGCCTAAGTCTACGCCATTATCGTCTCCTGGATGAATTGCTGTTACGGCTGCATTACCTATTACGACTACGTTGTCCCCATGACCTGCAGCTCCGTTACCAATTACTGTTTGGTTAGCCGCTCCAACCGCTGAAAACGCAACGTTATATCCTAAAGCAGTATTACCAGAACCGGTTGTAAGAGTGTCACCTGCTAAACCTCCAACTACTGTATTTGTAATACCAGTTGTTACTGATTGACCAGCTTCATGTCCAATAGCAACATTGTACATATCGGCAGCTCCTGAAGGGTCTTGACTTTCTAATGATGAGGTTCCTACAGCAACTGATCCACTACCGTCAACATTTGCTGATAGTGAGCTTTGACCAATTGCAACATTATCTGTACCGACATTATTTAGAAGCAAAGCGTTTGCGCCTAAAGCAGTATTATTATTTCCTGTAGTCATATTGGAGCCTGCTTGCGTTCCAATAGTAGTATTGCTTGTTCCGGTTGTTGTGTTTTTCCCTGCGCTAAATCCAACAGCCGTGTTATTAGTGTGACCGTCTGAAGGCTCTAAAAATCTTAAAGCTTCATGCCCAATTGCAACTGAACCATCTCCGTCTATATTTGTAGCTAAAGCTCTGTGTCCTAAAACTACATTCATGGTCCCAGTTGTAGTTGCCGTACCTGAGTAAGGGCCAACAAAAACATTTGAATCCCCGGTTGTAATTGCTTTACCTGCTTCATGCCCGATTAGAACCGCTCCGTCCATTGTTGTTGCTGACATTCCTGCGCTAGTTCCAATAGCAATATTAGAATCCCCGTCGTCACTTCCAGCGGTATCTAAAGAGCTTAAAGCATTTAAACCTATGGCTATATTATCGTTTCCAACAGTTGAAGCGTCTAGTGCTCCAGAACCGATTGCGATGTTGTAAGCACCTGATGTTAATGACTTACCGGCATCACCACCTATTAATATGTTTACCCCGCCTGAACTTGTCATCGAAGCACCTGCTTCTATACCAATAGCTATATTTCCAGATGTAGTAGTAATAGCTCCTCCTGCATTATAACCTATGGCTATGTTTTGATCACCTGTTGTTATTGCATCTAAAGCGGTAGCTCCGACTGCAATATTTTTTGAAGCGACTTGAGAATTTCCTATTCTAGCAGCCGCACCAGCATCTCCTATGTATAAGGAATCATCTTTAATAAATACATCGCTTAATCCATTTAATCCTAGTGATTGAAAAGTAGGTGTTGCACTAGAAGCGTTAGCGACAAGAACTTGACCCACTGTACCTACGACACCGTCGAAACTCAATGAACCCGTAATATTAACATCGGTAAAAGTTCCGGCAGCTGCAGATTCACCACCAATTACTACACCATCAATTTCACCTCCCGATATAAAAGCACTAGCTGTGGGATCTCCATCAGTACCTATTTGATCGATGTAAGCAATTCCATCTATATAAAGATCTTTCCACTGAGCAGCAGAAGATCCAATATCTAAAGAGTCATCAGCATTGGGTACAATAGTACTTGTGAATGTAGATGTACTTGAAATTACTGTTGCTAAGTATGTTTGCAGCGCACTTAATGAAAATTGCTTTGTAGTGCCATCGGATTCTCTACCGAGTAGGAACTCTGTTCCATCGATGCTACTGTCAGTTGTGTATGTACTTATTAATGCCATTTATTTTATGAGTGTTTACATTTACAATTATTCTTCTTTGTTCCCTTACCGTGACCACCTCTGTTTGCTTTAACACTAACAAATTTTTTCTTAGTATGGTCGTAATCTTTACCTTTGATATTTTTACCTGCTTTCTTAGCAGCTCTACGCTTCCTTTGATTTTCGGCTCTCATCTTCTCTCTACGTCTGGTGTTAGCGCTTGCTAAATCCCGTTTCTTTTTTGCAGCCTTAGCTTTAGCCGATAATTTTTGTGGCATATTATATCCGGTTTTGTTACTCTAATATTAATCACGCGTATATACGTAATATTAAAGTATAACTTTTTTTTGAAATGCGACGATAGCCTCCTATTATATAATTATAAGTAGCTAATGTCACGTTTTATTGCAAATATAGGGGAAAAATGCTACGCTATAACATATTGGCTATCAGGCGTTTACA